GACCTCATCGCCAAGTGGCACCCGCTGGCGTGGTTTGGTGAAGCTGGTGTGATCCAGAAGGCCATCGAGCCCGCCTTGGTCCGCCGGATGCGGGAACGCAAGACCTTCTGCCGGTTGGAGTGGGTTTCGAGCATTGCCGACAAGCCCACCAGGGCGCGCGGCTTCCAGGCCCGCGCTGCGATGGGCAAGGTCTGGCTTGAGCCTGGGGCTGACATCTCCGAGTTCCTGCACTTCCCCGCAGGCAAGCACGACGACGACGTTGATACGGCCTCGCTGATTGGCCGCGTCCTGGACGAAGCCCACCCCGCAATCATCCACGCCAAGGCCCCGCCTGGCCGCCCCTATGACGGCTACAGCCGCCATGAAGCCGAAGAGTCATGGAGGACCGCTTGACGCCAGACCAAGCCGCCTCCGCCGGCCCCGCTTCCGAACGCCCGCCCGCCGATCTCACCAAGCTGAAGGGCATGTTCGAGGAGTGGCGCGACGCCACCGAACGCGCCCGCGTCGAGTCCATGGTGGACATCGACTATTACCACAGCGAGCAATGGACGGCGGCTGAGAAGCGGGTGCTGAAGAAGCGCAAGCAGCCGGTCGTCACCTTCAACCACATCAAGCGGGCGATCAACGGGACCATCGGTGTCGTCGAGCGCGGCAAGGCTGAGCCGCGGGCCTATCCCCGCACCCCGAAGGACGAGGGCAGCGCCGACGTTGCAACCGACGTCCTGCGCTTCATCGCCGAGCAAAACCGTCTCAACGCCATCAAGGCCAGCGGCAACGGCGTGTTCTGGGACATGCTGGTCCCCGGCACGGGGGCGGCGATCATCGAGGTGGACGGCGACCTCCAGGTCACGATCTCACAGATCAAGTGGGAGGAGTTCTGCCACGATCCGCGCTCCCGCAAGCTGGACTTCAGCGATGCGCGGTTCAAGGGCGTGGCCAAGTGGATGTTCGCCGACGATGTGGCCGCGCTCTACCCGGAAAGCCGCTCCGACATCGAGCAAACCGTCTCTGACGGCTCCCTGAGCGTCGTTGACGCCTCGTTTGACGACCGCCCCAACAACCTGTCGTGGATCGACCGCCGCAACCGCCGAATGATGGTCGTGGACCTCTACTATCGCGAGGGCGATACGTGGATGCGCGGCATCTTCCATGCCGGCGGGCTGCTGAAGGATGGCGTCAGCGAGTACCTGGACGCCAAGGGCCGCCCGTCCTGCCCCATTGAGGCGATCTCGGCCTATATCGACAAGTCCAACCAGCGCTACGGCGCGGTGCGCGACATGCGCGGGCCTCAGGATGAGGTCAACCAGCGCCGCTCCAAGCTGCTGCACCACGCCAACAGCCGCCAACTCCAAGAGACCATCCCCGGCGCAGGCCAGACAGATCCCGACATCGCCCGCTCTGAAGCCGCGCGTCCCGATGGCATCATCCCGACCGGCCTCCAGATCGCCGGAACGGGCGACATGGCCAACGGCCAGCGGGAATTGCTGCAAGACGCCAAGGCCGAGATGGACCTGCTGGGGCCGAACCCGGCGATCCTGGGTCGCCAGGGCGCCGACAGTTCCGGCCGCGCCCTGCTGGCACGTCAGCAATCGGGCCTGGTGGAACTCGCCATACTGTTCGGCGGCCTGGAGGACTGGGAGCTTCGCGTCTATCGCCAGTGCTGGGCTCGGGCCAAGCAGTTCTGGAAGGCCGAGACCTATATCCGCGTCACCGATGACGAGGGCGCACCGGAGTTCGTGGGCCTCAACGTCCCCAAGGGCCAGCCGGTCATTGATCCGAATACCGGACAGCCCGTCATCGACCCAGAGACCGGGAAACCGGCGGAAGGCCCGCCTGTGATCGACCCGAACACCGGGGGCTCGGTCTTTGGCTACAAGAACGCCGTGGCCGAGATGGATGTGGACATCATCCTCGACGCCACGCCCGACACCGCCAACATCCAGCAGGAGCAATTCCAAGACCTTATCCAGCTCCTAGGCTCTAACCCTGCCTACGCGCAACAGGTCCCGTTCGAGGTGCTGCTGGAGCTGTCAGCAACGCCGCACAAGCGCCAACTGACCGACAAGCTCAAGAAGTACCGCGAGGAAGCCCAGGCGCAGCAGGCCCAACAAGCCCAGATGCAGATGCAGATGGCGGAGAAGGCGCGGCAGATCGCCGAAGCCAAGGCCGGCGCCGACATCAACAAGTCCAATTCTCAGGCCGACCTCAACCGGGCTCGCGCCGAAACCGAAATGCTAGACGGCCACCTCGCCATTGCGGCGCAGCAGCAGTCTTTCATGCCCGCCGCCGGGGTTATGCCGGGCGCACCGCCGATGGGGCCGCAAGGCCTCCCCATGCCGCCTCAGGGGCCTTCTGGCCCGCCGATGCCGCAACCCTACCCAGACATCCAAGAGCCGCCGCCGGGCTTCTAACCGGGCGTGTTTTCAGTCGCTCACGCTGACCAGTGAGCCAGGCCGCCGCTGATACCGGGCGCACAGGGACAACCAATGGACATCCTAGACGGAGTGCTCGGGGAAACCCCCGAGGCTGTGACCACGCCCGAACCCCAAGCCCCTGAGCTTGAACCCAACACCGGCCCCGCTCGCGGTCCCGATGGCAAGTTCGCCCCCGCCTCGGCGGAAGCTCAACCGGAACCGGCCCCTGCGCCCATCGCAGAGCCCGCCCCGGTCGCTCAAATCGCCCAAGCCGCCCCCGAGCCCGCCAGACCCGAACCCGGCCACGTGCCGGTCGCGGCCCTGCTGGACGAACGGGACAAGCGCAAGGCGCTGGAAGCGCGGATTCAAGAGTTCGAGCGCGCTCAACAGCAGCAGCAAGCTCCCGAGCCTTACCAGCCGCCCTCTGTCTTCGAAGACGAGGCCGGATACTCCGACTACGTCCAATCCCAGATCGCCCAAGCCGCGCTCAACACGCGCCTGGATCTGTCTGAGGACATGGCGCGCAGCCGGCACGGTGAGGAACTGGTGGACGCCGCCAAGGCGTGGGCGCTTCAGCGCTTCGCGCAGTCGCCGGCCTTCTACCAGGAAGTGATCAGCCAGCGGAATCCCTACGAGTACACGGTCCAGGCCCACAAGCGCGATCAGGCGCTCTCTCAGCTTCAAGACCCCTCGGAACTCGAAAGCTACCTCGCCTGGAAAGCCTCTGGCGGCGTCACCGCGCCCCAAGCCCCGGCTCCAACCGCTCCGGCGGTCGTCATCCCGCAAGCGCCCTCCCCAAGCCTCGCCACGGCCTCTTCAGCCGGCGGTGTCGCGCACGTCCCGACCGGACCAGGGCAGGCGTTCGATCAAACCTTCAAGTAACAGGAGGCCTTAGATGGCCGAAACGACCCTCGCCACTGCTTCGGAAAAGCAAAAGTGGATCAACACGTACTTCAGCGAGTACGTTCGTCTGTCCGGCTACAAGCCCTACATGGGCAAGTCGAACGATAACATCATTATCATCAAGTACGAGCTTCAAGAAGAAGCCGGCAAGACGATCAACATCCCGCTGATCACGCGGCTGAAGGGCTCCGGTGTCACCGGCTCGGCCACCCTCGACGGCGCCGAAGAAGAACTCGGCAACTACAACTGCGACATCTCCATCGACTGGCGCCGCAACGGCGTCCGCGTGCCGAAGTCGTCCTCGTTCAAGTCCGAGATCGACCTTCTCAACGCCGCCCGCTCCGCCCTGAAGGTGTGGGAAGCCGAGAAGATGCGCGACGACATCACCAAGGCGATGCTGCAAGTCGTCACCACGGGCTCCACCGTCGTCAACTGGGCTGACGCCACCGCCGGCAACAAAAACACCTGGGTTGCGGCCAACTCCGACCGCGTCCTGTTCGGCAAGCTGAAGTCCAACTATTCGGCCACCTTCGCCACGGCGCTCGGCAACATCGACACCACGGACGACCGCTGCACCTCGGCTTCCATGTCGCTGGCCAAGCGCATCGCCAAGAACGCCGACCCGCACATCCGCCCCTACATGACCGAAGATGGCCGCGAGTTCTACGTCGCCTTCCACGGTTCGCGGACGTTCCGGGACATCAAGGGTGACGCCACCATCGTCGCCGCCAACAAGGACGCCCGTTCCCGCGAGGGCAATGGCTTCGACAAGAACCCGCTCTTCCAGGACGGCGACATCATTTATGATGGCATCGTCCACCGCGAGATTCCCGAGATCGACGCCATCGCCCAAACCGGCAACGGCGGTCTCGGCGGCTTCGACGGTCAAGGCAACGGCACCTGCGACGTGCGCCCGGTGTTCCTCTGCGGCGCCCAAGCCGTGGGTGTCGCCTGGGGCCAGGAACCCACTCCGAAGACCGACAACGTCAAGGACTACGGTTTCCGTCCCGGCGTGGCCATCGAGGAGCTGCTGGGCGTCAAGAAGCTCTGCTTCAACGGCGTCCAACAGGGCATCGTGTCCTGCTTCTTCGCCGCGGCTTCAGATTCCTAAGCCGGCCCTTCCCACCACAACCTGAAAACGCGATAGGGCGGTCCTCAGTGGCCGCCCTTCGCACATAGGAGGGCCAAATGGCCACGTACAATTCCACCCAGTATACCGCCGCCTCGCCCGTCGCGAGCCACGGCCTCTCGGGCAACACCAAGAGCGCCCGCTTCACCGTCGCCTGCACGGCGTCGCCGGCCACCACGGACACCATCAACTTCGGCTACCTGCCTGCCGGCGCTCGCGTCGTCATGGCGGTGCTGGAGTCCACCGACATGGACACCGATGCGTCGCCGACCCTGACCCTCAACGTCGGTGACGCGGGCTCGGCCAACCGTCTGTTCGCGGCTTCCACCGTGGGCCAGGCCGGCACCCTGTCGCAAGCACTAGCGGTCGCCGGCAACGACTACCTCTACACCGCCAAGACGCTGATTACCGGCGTCGCGGCGGCCAACGCCACTACCGGCGCGGCGGGAACCCTCTACCTGACCGTCTTCTACACGGTCGAAGGTCAGGCCTCCTAATGCGTCTGCGCTACATGGGCACGGGTGATCCGACCGACTCCGCGATCTGCGAGGCGTTCGGTCATGTGTTCCCGAAGGGCGAGTGGGTGACCGTCTCTGACGGCGCCCACAAGCTCCTCGGCAACCCGGTGTTCGAGGTGGAGAAGGACAAGCCCGCCAAGGCCGTGAAGGCTGAAGTGACGCCGGCTCCTGAACCCGCCGAGAACCCCCATCCGCGCACCTCCGAGACCCCCGAAGAGCGCGCTCTGGTGGATATCCCCGAGGGCTGGTCGGACATGCCGTGGTTCGCGATCAAGTCGCTCGCCGCCAAGCTGACCGATGAGCCGGTGACGGACAAGCCGTTCGCCATCGCGGCTATCGAAGCCGAGATCGAGCGCCGCAACCAAGCCTAACAGGGGAGGGCTTGCGCCCTCTCCGACTTGCGCCGGAGGATCGCCATGGCCACGACTTGCCGTGACATCATACACGCCGCGCTGCGGAAACTGGGCATCCTTCGCCCCGGAGCCGCCGCGTCGAATGGTGAAGCCTCCGACGCCCTTTTCTCGCTCCAGAGCCTGTATCTGGAATGGATCGAGGGCGGCATGTTCGGCCCCCTCACCGACGTCACCGCCACCGCCGCCTATGAGGCCAAGGAGGGCGAGCGCGTCGCCTCGGCGGGGTTCACCGTCACCCTGCCCACCACCTTGATTGACGTGACGTCGGGCGAAACCCGCTATCCGGTCGATCTCGCGGTTGTGGTGGTGGTCACGGCTGGCGAGGCTCAGACCACC